ATTCATACCACATCCATAATTAAACGCATGTTTATTAGTACCACATCCATAACTAAACCGTTTAACGTTTGTATTCATACCACATCCATAATTAAACGCATGTTTATTAGTACCACATCCATAACTAAACCGTTTAACGTTTGTATTCATACCACATCCATAATTAAATGCGTGTTTACCAAAACTAAAAGATCGGTAAAAGTCATCAGTAACGATATAAGATGCAAATGGTCTATTTTTTAATGAAATATAGTTATCGTATTCTTCTTTTTTTTCATTGTATAATTGTTCTAATTTTTGTTTTTTTCCAGGTGATAATGTGTTAATTTTATTCATATAACTAGTATATGTTTCAATATTTTTATTATAATTACGTATTTCTTTTTTTATGTTATTAATTAAAAATTGTATAAATTCTTTACTACTTGAATATTTATTCGATATCGCGTATTTTTTGGGTGTTTGTGGTGGTTTATTTTGTTGTATTGTTTCGTCATCAAATAAAGAAACATTGTTTATAAATGTATTAAGATAACCCAAAAACGAATCTTCTTCTACTATAATACTATCTTTTACTTTATAATAATCTTCTTTATTTTTTTTTAATTCGTTATTTAAAAAAAACCTATCTTTTTCTTCTATAGGCGTTGAACCATTTATCCATTTTTTATATTTTTTAATTATATCTTCTTTTTTGTTTATTTCTTTTTTTTCTGTATCAATTAAAAATTTTAAGAATTCGTCATTTATATCTTTATTTATACTTTGTATCATTTTTAATTTACTCATTTTAGAATCTCTTCTTGTTGGAATTGAAGGTACTTCTTCATTGTCTGTTTCAGAAGCATATAAAGTGTCATTTTCTTCAGTAATTGTTTTGTTTGTAGATGTATATTCAGGAAATATTTCTATTTCAGAAGTATTTGATGACATGTCGTTTTCTTCAGTAATAATTGGCTTGTTTGTAGAGGTTTCTTTAGAAAATATGTATTTCTCAGGTGTAACAGGATCTAATAAATCACAATTTTTATAATTTTGTATACATTTCTGTTTACATTTTTTCTTTCTTTCAGGGTTTTTAAACGCTACATCGTTTTTACAGCTTTGTAAACAATTCCATTTTGCTTGTTCACACGCTGCAGATTTTTTTGGAGTTGTGCTCATTATATTAATTATAATATATTATTATAATATATACATATTTATTATAAATATAATAAATATTATTTTTATTATCTAATATTTGTTATTTCATTCATTAATTTGTTAGCAAGTTTATATAATTTACTTTTTTTATTTACATTTTTCATATGAGATTCTATTGTTTGTATAACAGGTAATTTGTTATTTTTATTTAAATTATTAACATTATTCTTTCCAAAATTAGTTTGTAACACGGTTACAAACATGTCTTCGTTTTGTTTTATTTTACTATCTAACTTTTGTTTTTTTTCTATAAATGCTGATAAACTGTTTTTATATTTTTCTAAATTGTCTCTAGCATTGTTTCCTATATATACTTGCGTTTCATTGTCTATATTTTTTCTAGAAAAATCTACTTTATTTGTTGATATTTTGTTTAATTGTTTTATATTAATATTTAAAGTTTTAATACTACTATCTATATCTTTAGACAAATTTATGTCATTATTTATACAATCAAATGATTTAATATATTCATCGGCTATTTCTGGATTTGTTATATAAGGACAAGTATCTCCCATTTAATATTAATTATTAATAATATTAAATATAAAAATATTATAGTTTAAATAATGTTTATATTATCTATAGATATAGGTATAAAAAATTTATCATTATGTATAATGTCTTGTTTAGATAAACTTAATTTTCAAACATATACTATACATATATGGGAAAATAAAGAACTTATACCATTATACGATATATCTACAACATTATCAAAACAACATTATATCACACAACTTGTATTACAACATATAACTTGTTTTTACACAATGCATAAACATCTTATACATGAACAAGTAAATTATATATATATAGAAAAACAGCCTAAAATAAATAATATAATGTATATTGTATCTATTGTTATATATACAAAATTAATAGATTTAATACATTCAGAAAATAACAATTCTACTATAAAAATAGAATTTATTGATGCGCGTAAAAAATTACAAGTTTCATCATATTATACAGGTCCAAATATACATACATTACAAAATACTATAATGTGTACAACTAAAAATAAAAAAAACGAAATTATATTAAAAGGTAAAAAGGCATATACTAATAGAAAAAAAATAAGTATTTATTATTGTACATATTTTCTTTCATTATTCAATGAACTAGAAAAAGAAAAATGGTCTTCTTTTTTTGAAAAAACAAAAAAAAAAGACGACCTTTCAGATACATTTTTATATTGTATACATAGTCTTTCGTTAAATTAATATAAATCGTTAAAACAAATGAATTATAATAAATAAGTAAAATAAATAAATATGAAAAATAGTATAACTAATTCAATATCATATCAACAGCCATTATTATATAATGATGATGTAAATGATGAGATGAAAGAAAATAATATTAAAAATAATAATATAGATGATGACGAAATGTCAGAAACATTAATGCAAATAGCTAATCCTTCTGTTAAAAAAGATATACCGTTTAAAAAACAAGTAAACGATACAAGGTCTGTATCATCTGTTTCAAAACAGTCTTTTTCTGGTGATGAAGACGATGAAGAAGAAGACGATGAAGAAGACGAAGAAGACGATGAAGAAGAAGAAGACGATGAAGAAGAAGAAAACGATAAACATGTAAAAAATAAAAAAAATAAAAAAGATAATGATAACGATAGTATAATATCAAACGAAGATGACAAATTAGATTATTTATTAAAATTGGATCATTTAAAATCATCAGGACATGTTGTTAAAAATTTACAAGTAACAGATAGCATGACAGATATTAAAAAAGAATACCATCGTTTATACAGATCTATTGAAATAAAATCCAGTGTTAAATTTCAACAAAAAATGCTTATGGCTATAATAACAGGTATAGAATTTTTAAATAAACGTTTTGATCCATTCGATGTTAAATTAGAAGGATGGTCAGAAAATGTACTTGAAAATATTGAAGATTTTAATCCTATATTTGAAAAACTATTTGAAAAATATCATAAAAAACAACAAATGGCACCAGAATTAGAATTAATTTTAGCTGTAGCAGGTTCGGCGTTTATGTTTAATTTAACACAAACATTATTTAAAGCTATTGTACCAGATACAATAAATATAAATAATTTAAAAAATACTGTAAAATCGAATATGGGTAATTTTGATCTATCGTCTGTATTAAGTAATTTAACATCTACAGTATCTTCTTTACACAATACACGTGGTACTACTTCTAACGAAACACAAAAACAAATGCCTCAACAACACAACCAGCATACTTTTTCTACTCATGAAAATAACAACACACCGTCTTTTAATCCACCACCTTTACCACATATGTCGTCTTCATCAATGTATCAACAACAAATGGATTTAACATCACAAAAAGAAGATTATTTAAACGATGATGAACGGTTTTCAGTATCAAGTTATGGTAGTTCATCAAGTACAACTAGTATTAAAAAAAGACAAAACAATAATACTAAAAAAACATCATTATCTATAAACAATAAAAAGAAAAATAAAAATAATTCTTTTTCTACAAAAAAACAAGATAAAAAAATTATAACAATATAAAAAAATTTATAATTCTTATACTAATAAATAATAAAAAATATATTTATTTTAAATAAATGTCAGAATCGTATTATTGTGATCTAACAAACGCGTTTACACCTTTTCATACAAATACACAACAACAATTACAAACACTACAACAACCAACACTTTTACCAATAACACAAACACAAATACCAGTACAATTACCAACAATACAACCACAAATACATTTACCAACATCAACATCAACATCACCATTACCATCACAACAACAACAACAACAACAATATATAAAAAATTATAATACTACTACTAACCAATTACCATCTTCGTATAATAACAACAATCATCATTGTCAATGTAAACATCATATTCAACATAAACATAATAAAGTAAACACGTTTTTAAATATAAATAATCCTTTTTTCTTATCTATTATTTTAATATTATTATTTTTAAATTTAATTATACTTGTTTATTTATCTGGTAAATCTGAATTTGCATTTCGTACTAATTCTATGTAATGTAAAATATCCAAATTTCCACCAAAAAGACAACACATTGACCAATGAGGTGATACTTTAATACGTTTTGCTCGTACTATACCGTATAATTGTCTACATAATTGATTAATTAACATTTTTCTATAACTTAATTTTATATCATTTAAACTAAAATTATAAGCTTTTACACAAGACCAACTACAAAAAAAACCTGCTGTTTTATAACGTTGTCTTTTTGTATCATATAGTAAAGGTAAAAAACAAACACAGTCTTTTTTTTTAAAAGAACATACACGACACCACCAACAATATAAAACAGACATGTCGTTGTTATTAGTATTATCATTATTTTGTTCTGTGTTGTTATTTGTTGTATAATCTGATATAGAATTAATATCACAACAAATATATAAAGAAGAAGGTTGTATAGTAGATAATATAGACGATTTTAATTTAATACTACTGTTTATTTGATTCATTGATAATATATAATCATCGTTTTCATTTTCATAAAAACATTCTTTTTCTTTTTTATCAGTTTCTTTTTTTTTTGTAATTAACATGTTTTTATCATTATTATAAGATGTATCGTTATTAATGAAATAATTATAATTGTTTTTAATATTAAATGTATCGTGTATTGTTTTATCAAGTAACGTGTTTGATAATTCATTAGTATCAGATTTTTTAGAATCTATAGTTATTTTTAAATTACCAAACACGCATGTTTCTTTTCCTTTATCGTCTTTTGTCGTAATAGAAATAGGTTCTTTTTCTTTGTTTTTTTTAAAATATTTTTTTTTCATTTTCAACTACAGTTAAAAAAATATTCCTTGTTTGTTTAAATTAATATACGTTATTAATAATAATAATGAATAGTATTAAAAAAAAACCATTTTGGGATATTGATGAAAACGAATCGTTTATAGTTAAAAATTCGTATAAAGTATTAAAAAAACACGATACTGATAAACAAGAATTTTATTCATTATTATTAAATTTTTTTGATACTATAACAAAAAAAATACAAAAAGGATATAATAAAAAAATACAAGACTATTTATCAACATATACTAATGATACTATTGTTACAGTTTTACCTATACAAATATTGTATTTAATACCTAATTTAATATTATTTATACATACTCCACATGTTTTTTCAGAAATATCTGATAATCCATATTTTATAGGTATAAATAAACCTAAAGAAATTTATACATCTGTATCTGAAAACGATATATTTATAAATAAAAACGATAAAATGTTACGTGCATCATGGAGATTAGTTATGTTAAAATTATCATTATCTCCTAAAAAATTATACGATTTGTATATTCATGAAATAGCACATACATTTGCTAACCATGTACAATACAGACACGATGATCATAAAGAAGATTATAATCGATGTTATATTTTGTTTTCAAAAATAGCAGAAGAATATAATGTTTATAATCAATTAATGTCGTTATATTATAATAATAATAACTATAAATAAATGCATACACAAAATTATTTATATTTATCAAATAAACAATTAAATACATTAAGTAATCATTTATTAACAAGTAAAACAGAACAAGGTGGTTATATACACGCTTCTAAAAATATTATCACCAACTATTCAAAAAAAGGTATACCTTATCATATAACAACTGTTGATAGTATTAAAAAAGACACATCAAATGCAGAAAAAGATTATATAGTAATAAAAAATACAGAAATTAATTATCATTCACATCCTTTAAGTGTTTATGTTGAAAACGATTGTATAGTTGGCCAACCTTCTAGTGAAGATCTTATACAATGTATAGATTATGCTGTAAACGGTTATAACAGATGTCATATTGTTGTTACATTAGAAGGTATTTATTTAATAAAAATATGTTTTGTTTTTATTGAACTATTTGAATCATTAAATAAAAAAATACAAGAAAAAATAGAAAAAAAAATATACAATTATTTTAAACAATTACATATTTGTAGAAGAAAAGATGTAGCTATACGTATAAATTATACACCTGAAAAATATGTAAAAGTTATTAATACATTTAAATTGAAAAAAATACCAGGAATGTGTAAATATAAAAAATTATTAAATTGTAATCCTTTTCATATATATTTTCATCCTTCTAATTTTTATTTAAAATATAAAAAAAATATGAAACAAATTAAAAAAAATATACTTTATAATCACGATTTACATTTAGTATCAAATTATGATAAAAATAAACCTTTTTTTATAGATATTTCATAAAATTTCACTTAAACCGTATAAATTTGAATATACAAAATGTATAACATCGTTTAATTCATTAAACGAAACAGGTCTGTTTGTTTGTTCACGTTGATTCAATTTATATTCTATTTCTACTTCATAAATTGTGCGTGTTTTGTCATTATTTGAAGATATTTCTGTTAAATCTATATCAAAAGAAGAACTGTACATAAATGTTGTTCTTTTTTTAATACGATAAAAAGTAGTGTTAGTACTATTAGACATATCGTATACTATTGGTGATTCATTATATACAGGTTTTTCAGAAGATACACTTATACGTAATGCGTATCCATACATAGAAAATGTATCGTTTGTTGTTTTTGTATCTTGTTTTATTTTTTTAATTGTTTTTTGTATAGTTGTATTTGAAAATAAAGATTGGTCGTTATTGTAATAATATGTTGTTCTTATATTTGGTCTTAAAGATGAAAAAAAATCTACTGTTTCACAATACGTTGAACGGTATCCTAATGTTTCAAGTGTTTTTTTTAACCAGTCATAATGTTTAAAAGATACATGTGAACGAAATTTGTTTGTAGCATTATCATATATACCAACACGGAATTCCAATTCGTCTATATGTGTATGTTGTTTATTAAATCTTCTTATAACAGAATCTGTTGATAAAATAATAGGTGCCTTTTTTTCATGTGCAAACATTTGTTGTAAAAAATGTGTATCTATATTGTTTAAGAGTTGTCTTTCATTTATTCCATAAACATGTTCAATGTTTTCTATATTATATGTATCAATAAATGGTAAAATATAATTAATATTCATATTACTCGTTATACATTTTAAAACACTTTTTACATTTTTAACAGTGTTTGGTACAGATTTATCTGATATATTTCTTTCTTGTTTTATATCAAAAAGTAAATTTTCTGGTACATTACTATACGAAACACAATATATTTCATATACTCTATCGTATCTTATTTGAATATTTCTAGAATTTATAACTTTAATACGTTCTTTTCTATTTTTATCAATAGTATAAGGATATATTTTACCAGATTGTGTTAATACACATGCATACATTAAAAAAACACCATCTATAATCACATTTTCATGTTCTAAAAATTTAACATCTATTGTTAAATCTTCAAAAGGTTTCCATTTGTATAATATATTATTAGGATATTTCCAATTATCTCCTATAATATATTTTGTAAAACGTGGTATGAAAATTAATCCATCGTATTTAAACAATTGTACTTTTTCTGTATTATAAAAAAAACTATACAAACGTATAACCGCTTCATAAAAATTATTTATATGTTCTTGTTTTAAAAATTTTAAAACTTCTTCATAATAAAAATATTTTTTATAATGTATTTCTATTTTAAAAGCTTCATAAACAGATTTTGCTAATATTAAAAATTTAGATTTTTCTGTAAATAGATTTTGTATAAAAAAATATCTATCATTAAATGGATAATTAGCTTTTAAACAATCTATATTATTATGAGTATATACAGAACAACTGTTTTCACTATAATACAATATATCAAAAATAAAAAACATGTTTAAAAAATATTCACCATCAAGAAGACATATAAATGGTATTTGTATTTGATTAAACTGTACTTGTAATTCAGGTTTATACAACTTCATTTCTCGTGTTATGAAAACAATTCCAACATTTGGGTGTATAAACACTAAAAAACGAAATCCATCTAATTTAGGTGTTACTGCATATTTGAATGTTGTTGTATTAGGTATTTTTTGTATAAGATGTATATACGATTCACTCATTACATTAATAGGCATACCTCCGTAAAAGAAAAGTCCTTTTTTATCAATGTGTATAAGTTCTTGATAAATTGATAAAATAGCAGATCGTTCAATAGGATCATCAATTAATTGAAGATTATCATAATGTGTTGTTTCTAGTTCTTTTGTATTTATTTTTTGTGTTGGTTTTTTTTTATGCATAGTAGGTCGTCTTTTTTGTGGTACTTGTGTTTTTACTGTAGTATTTTTATCAAAAAAAACAACATTAATAGGTGTTTGTGTTTCATCGTTTTTTTGTTGGGGTTGGTCGTCTTTTTTTGATGTAGATGATAATTCTGTACTAGTGTTTAATAATACACCTATACCTTTTTCTTTTCCTCTTATTCTTGGTCGTATATGAGTGGTTTTCATTGTTTTATTATTTGTTCTTTATTAATTATGTATTTATATAATTATGTCTAGGGTTTAATATTTAAATAAAAAACATTTATTAAAAATAATAATAACAATAATAACAATAGCAAACAACAATGTCTTATAAAACTGTTAATACAAAATTAATAGAATATTTATGTATAAAATTATCAGATTGTGTATTGGATGGTATATTATCTATGTATGAAGAATCTCAGCGTTTACAAAAAACAAAAGGACATCGTTATTATAAACAACAAAATGTTTTTCAAACATGTTTAAAAGATATACCATTATGGGAAGATTCTATAATTGATAAAGAAACAGCACGTATTAATACTATAATACCTGAACTTGAAAAAGTATTATTATATATAAATTTAATTAATATTGATATAATAAAAACAGTTCATACAAACACATTTAATCATTCTTCATTATCTATAACAAAAAACGATTATTTAAAAAAACACACACCATCTGTAAAAAAATTTATACATTGTGTATATATTGAATGTTCTAAAATATTTATACAAAACACATCGTTATTTGATACAAAAAACCAAATAGATCAATATAAAATAATAGATCTATGTATAAAAAAAGTAATTAACGGATGTATACCAATGGTCGATTTATTAATGGAAGAAGAAAAAGAAGAACATATACAAAACAATGACGATATATTAACTATAAAAACAGATATATCAATAAACAACAATGATCAAATAACACAAAAAAATAATAATAGAAATATTTTTAACGAAGAAAATGAAGAAGAAGAAGAAGAAGAAGAAAATGAAGAAAATGAAGAAGAAGATGAAGAAGAAGAAGGTGAAGAAGAAGAAGAAGAAGAAGAAGAAGAAAATGAAGAAGGTGAAGAAGAAAATAAAGAAGGTGAAGACGAAGAAAACGAAGAAGAAACTAAAACAAATAAAAATAAAAATAAAACTATCAATAATAAAAATAACGAAACAACTAAAAAAGAAGAAATAGATGAAAATTTATTTGTTTTTACAGAAACATTAACAGATAATAAAAATAATAAAAATAATAAAAATAATACACCTTCCTTTTATAAATTAATGAATAATACTACTACTGTTAATACTAAAAATAAAAATAAAGATAAAACTTTTTTTTAAATAATAAAAATAAAAATAAAAATCGTTAAAATAATTAATTTAAAAATACTACTTTAAATTAATTAGTTTAATCGTGTTCATATAAAAAATATATAAAAATAATGGAAGATTTGTGTCAATTGTTTAATACAACATACATTGCGTTTTTAAACACATTAGATTCTTTACACTTGGATATTGAATTTAAATTAAAAAACGACGATGTTTTTAATATTAAAAACCATATTAACGATGTTGAATTAGCATCAAGATTTCAGAAAAAAACACCATCTACATTGTTTTTAATATACGCATCACCTTATAGTGAATATATTTTTAATAAAGATGAAACGTTTTTTCTAAATGATACATTTAGTACTAGTATTCGTGATACTATTCAAGAAGAAGAACCTTTGGTAAACACAGATGATGAATCGTTTGATGCTATTATATCTGTTTTGAAAACAAAATGGTTATCTATATCAGATGATGATAAAAACACAATATGGTCTTATTTACAATCTTTACTTGCTATATCTACTAAAATTAATTAATATATAGTATACTAAATAATAATTATAAAGAATGGATACTGTTTCTTCTACTTCTTTTATTTATATTTTTATTAATATTGTATTAATATTATTTGTATTATTATCAAAATTTTATTTTAATTACAAGTTAACATTTATAAATTGGTTATTATTATACACATTGTTGTTTTTATTTGCATATATTTATTATTGTATAACATCTTCTCATTTATCTTTAGATTTTTTTGAAAATACTATTGATAATACTACATATAATCTTAATTATTCTAATACTACTAATGATAAAGAAATTATAGATACTAAAAAAAATATAGAAAATTCTATTGATATGAAAACTATTGATAAACGTATTTTATCTAATAATTTATACGATTATAATCAACAACGTTTAAATATACATATACCACAATGGGATATACAATCTTTTAGAGAATCTTTATGTAAAGATATACCAACATATAATTGTAAATTAAATTCTATTAATTGTGCAACACGTGAAACAATTATTAAATAATAAATAATCTTTATGTACTAATAAATTATACTTTTAATAATATATGGATGCTTTAAAATTATGTTCTAATTTTAATACATTAGCAAGTGTTTTATATGATGATCAGGTTTATAAAGAAAGACTTGATATTTCTTCAAACATGTATAATTATACAACATATCCTTCATATAACGATATGATTAATATAAAAGATTATGGCTATACATCTGTTGGTGAATTTTCAGTACCAACTATGCGTGTACGTGCATTTGAACCTATGTTAACACGTTTTCCTGGAAAAGTAATACCAGATGCATCAACAAGTAGTTCTACTATATTTGATAGAGATCGATTAAATGTACAAGTAAGTTTACCAAACTGTAAAAATGCTTATAATCCTAATAATAAAAATGAAGGTTTTGTTAAAGTAAATAGTGGCGGATTAGGATATGTTGAAAATACAGGCTTAACACGATTAAAAGGTAAAGATGGATCAACATTTGTTAATTTTAATATGAACGATAAAGCTTTACATAACCCATTATATCCAAATTCTAGATTTTCAGATTCGCGTCTTAAACGTTCAGATACAGAACCTTATGATTTTAGAAACCATTTTATAAACACCTTACCAAACATATCGTCACCATTTACAGAAAAACATAACGATACTGTCTTTTTAAATTTAGCATTTAAAAATACACAAGTTATACCTATTAAAAAAACAAAAAACCCAGTTTTAATAAACCAAGGAGGTATTGATACACATAATATAAATGAACATAAACACGATACAGTTAAAAACAAATACTGGTCGTCTTAATTGTTTTTTAATAACATTATATTAGTAGTTGATGTATTATTGTTATTTTTAATAACAGATGAGTCGTTTTCAAATTCTTTATTTGCGTCATAATATTTATTATGTAATTTCCATATTTTTTTATTTCCAACTTTAAAATCTATATGTGGATATGGACTACGATACCAATATACTGTTTCTGTTATATTATTACTACGTGATAAATTATCTAAAACAATACATCCATAATTTTCAGTTATTTGATTAAAAGCTTGTATAAATAATTGTTTACTACTAAATATACCAAAAAAAGAATTGTATAATCGTTCAATATTTTGTATATTGTTTTCTTTCATAGCAAAAACAAAATCTATATTTGTACGTAATGTAACAGATAAATCCATAATATATTGTACAGACATAATTAAAAAAATTTGAAAATGTCTACCGTTCATAAAAAACTGTCTTAAATTAATATCTTTATTAATTTCTGTTTTATTAAACATACAATCATCTAAAATAACAAAAAAGTCGTATTTTGGATGATGACCGTTTTTTTTTATTAATTTTTTTTGACGATCAAGTATATTTTTTAATATGATAGTATCATATGTATAATGTATAAACAACGATGGACAAAACGATGAATAAAAAGAATTACCTTGTTCTGTTGGACTAATAATAATACCAGAAGGTATATCTCTATTATGATACATAATATTTTTAATTATTTCAGATTTTCCTGTATTACGTTTACCAACAACACATATAATAGGTGAACTGTTGTTTTTACGTTTATCGTTTAATACATTTATTTTAAATTTAATTAATTGTAAAGATGCTGCCATAATTGTTATTTAAAATAAGAAATATTTGTTTTATAGTAATAAAACAATAATTTATACTTTTAATTTATGTATAAGGATATTCAGAATCTCTTATTTTAACAAATAAACGATCTTTATCAGTATATCCATAACAAACAAATCCATATCTATCTCTTTTTTCTTCTGTGTGTAAAGAAGAAAGAAGAAGCGTGTTACATTTTTCTTGGTATAAATAAATAAGATAATTAGGATCTTGTTTATAATAATCTAAAATATATTTACATTGTTGTACAAATATATGATAATTTAAATCAATTATTAAATTAGATGTATTTATTAAATTGTATATAAGTGTTTTAAAAATAGGATTTCGCGGTGTCGATACCATAATACCTTGATATGTTGTAACATTCATAAAATCGTTTAATGTATACAATACATGTGTTGATAACGGATAGGTTGTATCAAAATCAAAAGAAGTAGTTAAATTTTCAATTAATTCTGTTTTTATATCTAAATAAACACCACCATAAATATACAACAAACAATATCTTAACAAATCGGCTTTATGTGCACCTTTTTTTAACGAATTGTATTTTTGTACAACAGCTTGTGGAAAATTATACGTTTTAAAAAAAGAAATAGCATCTTTATCATCTAATATATATATACGAAATTCATTCTTTGTAAACATGAAAAAACGATTTATAACATGTTTAGGTATTTTATTTTTATCATAATATGTTAAAAATAACAATTTAGGTATTTTCTTAACATGTTGGTTTTGTACAGTTGTTGATGTATTTGTATGAATATTATTTAAAAACAAAGGTTCTTCTTTTTTAATACATTCTTGTATATATTTAAAACATATGCATGTAAAAATTATAATAATAAAAAATAAACATATAATATAATATATAGTTAACGTAGAATTGTTATTCATTTTATTTTGTTAATATATAATAAATAAATAAAGTACTATTATTATTAAAAAATATAATACTGTTATTTTATTTATTTATTATTTTTTAGCATGTGTCTTAACAAAAATAATAAAAAGGACGATTACGATTACACAGATGGTTTTTTAGTACATGATGATAATGATAATAACAACGATAATAATCGTAAAAAGAAAACAAAAAATATAAAAAAGAAAATAAAAAATATAAAAAAGAAAATAAATAATAAAAAATATGTAAGAAAAAACACTGTACAATTTGAAAAAACATCTATGGAAAATATACATACATTACAAGATATTATAACATTATGTAAAGAATACCAATCTTTTTTAAATACATATAATCAAAAAGCTAAACGTATATTTATACTTGATAGATTGTTATTAACAATAGATTCATTAATACAATTAAATAATATGATAGGATTATCATCTATAAAAACAACAGTAAAAAACCAATTATTGTATATTATACAAGGATTAAACAATATATCAGATTTTAATCATATTTGTTTATATGGTAATCCAGGATGTGGTAAAACGTATCTATCACATATATTAGCAGATATTTTTCGTAAAATAGGTATATTAACAAAAGGAAATGTTATAAAAGCTACTAGATCTGATCTAATTGGTGGTTATTTAGGTTCAACAGCTATTAAAACAGCAGAATTATTACAATCGTGTAAAGGTAATGTTTTAATACTTGATGAAGTATATAGTTTAGGTTCAGCAGATACAACAGGTAACGGACAAAAAGATTCTTTTGCAAAAGAATGTATAGATACAATTAATTCTTTTTTATCTGAAGAACGACATAATTTTATATGTATTATATGTGGATATAAAGAAGATGTTAAGAATTGTTTTTTTTCTTATAATAAAGGTCTTGAACGTCGTTTTCCATGGATATACGAATTAGACGTATATACTATAACAGATATTAAAAATATATTTATAAAACAAATAATAGATACACAATGGACTCTTTCAAATGATACAGAAACATCTGTTATATTAGATACAGTATTGTTTAAAAAAGGCAACGAACCTTATTTTTCAAATTATGGTGGAGATACCGAAGTATTATTAACAAAATGTAAAATAGCACATTCACAACGTTTATTTTTAACTATTTTTCAAAATAATACTACTGCTGATAATAAAAAAAAACAATTAAATTCAATAGATATAAAAAAAGGATATGATGAATTCTTAAAAAACAAAGAAACGTCTACAAACAATAATAAAAAAAACACACCTCCTCCTTCTTCTTCTATTTCAATGATGTATTTATAATATATTAATTAATTATTATTTATTTTTTATTAAAAAATTTCATACTATTATCCCATATACGTGTAATAGTATTATTATTATTAGTAGTATTTTCATTACCAAATTGTTCAGAATAAGAATTATACATTAATATAGAACGAAAAATATAAAATAAAATTAGTATAATAAAAACAATTAAAGAATATGTCACAAATGTATATGTTATAGAAGAATTAGAATTCATTGTGTTTGAAACTGTATCGCTAACAGTATTAAAAGGTGATATTGTTGTAGAATCCATAAATAAAAATATAGTGTTATTATTAATTAAATATATTATTTTTTAAATATAAAAATAAAATTTAAATATACGATATCTTTATACGATTGTTTATTATTATTTAAAATAAACTGTTCATCGTCGTTATTATTATAAACATGTTGTATTCTTTCAATAGTAAGTGAATGATAATTGGCTTTTTGTATTAAAATAGGTATATTTGTTTTATATTCTATACTTTTATCAAATTCTTCAAAATAGTGTTTGGTTTTACTACTTTCATCTGTACCTTTAATATTAAAGGAATACTCGTTACCATAATGTGTATTATCGTTTATAAATTTATTTTTATTTGTAGGTACTATATCGTATAATGTAGATTCTATATTTTTTTCAGTATTTCTTAGATATAAATTTTTCATACGTTCACCATCTAAACCTATACCTATAAATAAACCATGTTGTTTTAATACCTTTTTAACATTTAAAAACAAATTATCTAAACTTTCTTCATTTTTAAAAAAATAATGTAATGCGTACTGTAATCCAATAGTATCAAATTTTAATATATTTATAAAAGGTACTGCGTGATCGTTTAAAATAGTAGAAACATCGTATTGATAACATGTAGAATCTGTTGTAAAATATTGTTTTCTAGATTCAAATCTTTTTATATATCCATATTCATCGTTTAATGCTTGTTCATTAATATCTATACCAATTAATCGTGAATAATTAGCTTTCCATATTTTATCAATATCACCACCACGTCCACAAGCTAAATCCAAATAAGATGTTATTGTGTCTTTAGTATACTCTTTTTCTTCTTCTGCACCTTCTTCTGTTTTTTCTTCTTCGTAAAAATAAGGAATATATGTATACGCGTCTTCAATTAGATCACGTTTTAATTTATTATTTTCTTTTTTTAATGATTGTATATCTGTTTGTTGATTAGTAGTTTTCATCATTTTTAACACTTGTTGTTATTCTTTTTTATTTTATTTATTTATTATAAATGTGTCAAGGTAATTAAAATAAATAACTAAAGAAAATAAGAAAGAATAACAAACAATAGTAATAGTATAAACAAAAAAATGTCATCATTAAAAGTATTGTATTTTATATTAAAAACTATTTTAACAACAAATACTGTTTTTAATAATGATAAATTACAATTTATATATACATGGGTCATTAAAAATACAGAAGTAGTACATGAATTAAAATTAGTATATAAAAATTACTCGTTTAATAATATTTATTATATAAATACATATGATAAAAAAAAAGAATTATTGTATATTGATAGAAATACAAAAATATTTATTTTACTTAAAAATTATGATACTATTATTACATATTTAAAAGAATATCCGGATATATATTCATATAAAAATACATTTATTAAACGTTTTTTTTCACCTGTTACAACCAGTTCATTAAATTCATTATTATATAGTATTGTAATTGAAATTAATTATAAAAATAGATTTAAAATTAAATTAAATATACCTAAAAATATACTTATTAAACAAGATTATTTAACAACACATTTCTCATCTTTATTTTCAACAGGACATAATAATAACATAAACAATACGTTAACAACAACAGTATCACCTATACGTCGTTCATCTTCTTTATTACATTTTAAAGAATGTGTTATATGTTATAATACAGTTTATAAACATTCTGTGTGTTGTATGAATTGTTTTCAAATGATATGCAACACATGTTATTTGAAATTAAAATATACATTATCATCTATACCAGAACAATGCGTATATTGTAAATATTCAAAAGAAAACAGTGTCTCGTTTTTTAAAGATTATCATATTGATTATAATGTTATATGTTATACATTATTAGATATACATGTTATACAATTACAAAATAATATTGATAACGTGTTGTATACACAAAATATATGTTCAACTACACAACAACAAAACAATTGTACACCACCATCTAATATTTATTCATTTGCAGACTTAATACAATTAGCGAACCATGTGGAATATTGTTATCATGTTGAATTAGAATAAATAGCACGTGTTATATCTCTAGAATTTAATGGTATAGGTGCATGGTGTAATGTTAAATGGTTTAATTGATCAATATTTTTTGTTTCTATTAACGGTGTCATCCAATTATCATTTGTACAATATTCGTTTCGTTTAGCATCAGGTAATTTTGTACGTATAAATGGTGAATATAAATCATTAACAGACATGTTTGTTATAAATTGGTTTTTATAACAATCGTTCATGTTGTTTAATGTACGATACGGTGAATTTATACTAGAAACATCACCTTGTATATTATCTGGTTGTATTGGTGGTATATATATAGGTACATTAGTATTATTATTTTGTTGATGTGTATTTGTCATATAATAATTAGCAGCATATGAACTATCTTGTTCGTATTTAGATAAACAATTAGACATTTGTTTAATAAAAAATAAATAAAAAAATATATATAATTTATTTAATATAGTATATATTTATTTCTTTATTTATACATACATACATATACATATGTTTATATAAATAAAGAAATAATAAGGGAAAATAAGAAAAAATAAGAAAAACATCATGTCATTACTTATTCGTTCATTTGTTATTTACTACTGCTACTACTTACTTATAAAAATAAACAATATAACTTAAATAAATAATACTTATTAAAGGAAACAAAAACAAACAAACACGCTACTTGTTCACCAACAACACTACAAAACAACATAATGGAAAACACATTCATTGAACAACAACAACTATTAGTCGAATTTTCTGGCGAGAAGTATGCTAACAGGTTTGTTGGTGTTGTAAATGTAGATAATGACATGTTTACTATACCAGAATTTATTCAATATACAGG